TATAAGAAATTTAATCTTAAATATGTTTTTCATAACATGAGAGATTTGCAACGAGAATATAGCGATTGTTGTCAGTTTGTATTCAGTGGATCTAGAAATCATAGTGTAGAAATCATACCTAAGTTATTAGTATTAGGAAAATCCTTGTGGAAAACTGATATTCAATATTTTTGGTCAAAAAAATTATAAATTATGTCTTGGGAACCTGGAATACAAAAAAGAAGAAGAGCTTTTCCTGATATCAATAAAGAGATAGCCGAGAAGGAGGGCTATATCGAAGAACATGATGCTAAGATATTGTTTTATAAATTCCTTAGAGAGAATCCGTCATTTGCTTCTGAATTATTGACTGGTGTAAAGCTATTCCCCTTCCAACATATGTCTATCAAGGCTATGATGGAAACAGATTACTTTCTAGGTATATGGTCTCGGGGTATGAGTAAATCATTCTCAACTGCAATCTTTGCCATATTAGATGCCACCCTTAATCAGGGTGTTCATATTGGTTTAATCAGTAAATCATTTCGTCAGGCTAAAATGATTTTTAGTAAAATGGAAGAAATTAGTCTTAGTCCTAAAGCTGAATTGTTTGCACAAGCCATTACTAGAGTTTCAAAAAGCAATGATCAATGGACTATGGAGATTGGCAGAAGTAAAATTACAGCTTTGCCATTAGGTGACGGTGAAAAACTCCGTGGTTTTCGTTTTCAACGAATGATTATCGACGAGCTTCTTTTGATGCCAGAAAAAGTTTTGAATGAAGTTATTATGCCCTTCTTATCTGTTGTTGTTAACCCTACAGAGCGTCAGGAAGTTTATGATTTAGAAACCAAGCTAATTGAAAAAGGTGTCATGACCGAAGAAGAGCGAAAACAATGGCCCAATAATAAAATCATTGGTTTATCCTCTGCTTCTTATAGGTTTGAGTATCTATTTAAGCTTTACTCCCAATATGAATCATTAATATTGAATGAAAACGATCAGGATGGCGCTCATAGGACTATTATGCATTTTAGCTATGACTGCGCTCCTGATCAATTATATGATCAGAATTTAATCAATCAGGCAAAAGCCACGATGAGCGAATCACAGTTTGATCGAGAATTTGGCGCAGTATTCACTGATGATAGCTCTGGCTATTTCAAAGTCAGTAAGATGGCGGCATGTACAATTCCAGATGGAGAAGGTCAGTCTGTGGAAATTATTGGATCTCCTGATGATGAATATATTCTTGCGATTGACCCATCGTGGTCTGAAAGTGAAAGCTCTGATGATTTCGCTATGGTTCTAATTAAAAGAGATAAAGATAAGCCTAGAGGAACTGTTGTTCATAGTTATGCAATGTCTGGGACTAATTTAAAGAGTCATATTATTTATTTATCTTATCTATTAACATATTTTAATATCGTTTCTATCGTAGCCGACTATAACGGAGGCGTTCAATTCATTAATTCATGTAATGAGAGTGAAATATTTAAACAAATGGGTATTAAGTTAGACTGCATTGATGCAAACTTTGATGATCCTCAAGAATATGATGCAGGATTGAGAGAAGCTAGAAATCAATACAACCTTCAGACTAAAAAAATAGTTTATTTAAGAAAGCCAAGCTCTCAATGGATTCGATATGCAAACGAATCGTTGCAATCTGCATTTGATCATAAAAATATATTCTTCGCTGGCGCAGCAATGAATGATGATTACAATATGCAAAGAAAATCTTCTATTCCAATTAAAGATTTGAAGTTTGCAAAAAACTTTGATGATAATCAACCTGATGGCGCAAAAATGATTGATTTTGTGGAGCATCAAAAAGATATGATTGATCTTATTAAAGTTGAATGTGCATTGATTCAAGTTTCAACCACTACACAAGGAACCCAAAGTTTTGACTTGCCTTATAATCTTAAAAAACAAAGAGGCGCAGATAAAGCGCGAAAAGATTCTTACTCCGCATTAGTACTTGGTAATTGGATGGTCTCGGTTCATTTTGATATGATGAACCAAAAGGCTCAAAATATTCAATCTACATTTATTCCTATTCTTATTTAAAGTTAAAAGTTAACTTTAATACTTTAAAGTGTAACTTATTATAACTTATGGCAAAGAGGAATTATAACAAAAAATCTAACTATTGGGATCAATTTAATCAACCGATTACTTCCCCAATAATGCAAGAATCTCAAGCTTTTTCCCCTGAATTATGTGGGGAACCATTTTATACATCAGATGCATCATATACTTCGGAGTCAATTGCTTCAAGGGGTTTAACCTCTGGATTGCAAACTAAAACTCGCATCAACAGAGCGGCAGTTTCTGAAACAATTGATAGATTCAGCAGCATTCGCAAGGGAATGCTTCCTTACCATTATGCTTCTGATGGCGTTCATGTTAGAGATGCTATTGAACTTTGCCAAAAAGCTTATGCTAATGTTGCTATCTTTAGAAATGCGATAGATATTATGTCTGAATTTGCCAATACAGATATTTTCTTGGAAGGTGGCACAGCAAAGAGTAGAGAATTTTTCCAAGACTGGTTTAAAAAGATTAATATTTGGAATTTAAAAGACCAATACTTCAGAGAATATTATAGAAGTGGTAATGTGTTTTTGTATCGCGTTGATGGCAAATTTACTATTGATGATTTTATAAAATTAAGTAGTGCAATTAAGCCCGAAACTGATATGTTAAATAAAATTCCTGTTAGGTATATTTTATTGAATCCTTTTGATGTGGTTGCAAAAAGAACATCTACATTTTCCGTTGGTGCTTTTGAAAAAATTCTCTCAGAATATGAAATGGCAAGATTGCAGAATCCAGTAACTGACGAAGATAAAGAAATCTTTAATGGTTTAGATAAAGAGATCCAAGATGCTATTAAAAAAGGAACATACTATAAAGATGGATTAAAAATCAAAATTGATCCTAAAAGACTTTCATATTCATTCTATAAAAAACAAGATTATGAGCCATTTGCAATTCCATTTGGTTATCCTGTTTTAGAAGATATCAATGCGAAGCTTGAACTTAAAAAAATGGATCAAGCTATCACTAGAACAGTCGAGAACGTTGTTCTACTTATCACAATGGGTACAGAACCCGATAAGGGCGGCATCAATCCGCAAAATTTAAATGCGATGCAAAACTTGTTTAAAAATGAAAGCGTTGGTCGTGTTTTGATTTCTGATTATACCACAAAAGCTGATTTCGTTATTCCAGATCTTAATAAAGTTCTAGGAAAAGAAAAGTATGCTATTTTAAACGAAGATATTAAACAAGGTCTTCAGAATATTGTTGTTGGTGAGGAAAAATATAGCGCAACAGAAGTTAAAGCACAAATCTTTACTGATAGACTTAAAGAATCTAGATATGCTTTCTTGAATGATTTCTTACAAAAAGAGATTAAAAGAATATCCCAAGACTTGGGATTCCGTTCATATCCAACAGCCACATTTAAAGATATTGATATGAGAGATGAGACCCAATTAATGAGAGCTGCTACAAGATTGATTGAATTGGGCGTATTGACTCCACAACAAGGTCTTGAGATGTTCCATAATGGCAAGTTTCCAATGGCTGAAGAATTAACTCCAGCTCAAGAGACTTATATTGAAGAAAGAAAAAAAGGTTTCTACAATCCTATCGTTGGTGGAGTGCCAGTTATTCCTGCACCAGCTCCAAAACTTCCAAAAGGTGGTGCGCCAAATGTTGCTGCTCCAGCCATCAATAAAACCGCCAAGGTAGCTGGTCGTCCAGCTGGAACAACAGGCATTCCAATCACAAAAGCCACTTATTCTAGACAAGGTATTCAGCATGTAGTCTATGAAATCGAAAAAGCTAGAGGTTCAGCCAAGCAAGCTTTAAAAGAAAATTTAAATATCAAAAAGTTTACAAAAGCGCAAGAACAAATTTTAGATAAACTCTGTGAAGCTGTTATATGCTCTACTGATATAGAAAAATGGAACGAAGAAATAATTTCTTGTGTAAATAACTTCGAAAATATAGAATCTTTGGGCATTATGGATGATATTTTAAATATCTCTAATGAACACCAATTAGATAGTTATTCATCAGCAATATTATACCATAGTAAATCAAATGAAAATTGACCCAAACGAAATCAAATTACCTTTAAAGAAAACTATCTCCACATTTAATGGAGAAACAGAAGTATCATTATCCGCAATGGATAAGAAAGAAGCAGGAGTATATAAATCATATATGAGTTGCTGTGCAATGGAAGATCATATGTTTGTTAATACCGCAGGTATGGACAAAACACAAACAATGAATACATGTGCCAATCATTATGGTCAAGTTCAAGACATGTTGAATGAAGAATGTTCAACTGGCGGTCTTACTCCAGCGCAAAAGAAATTGCCACCTGCATTACAAAAAGCCATTTTGAAAAAAATGGGCAGCGAAGCTCCAAATACTGAAGACGCTGAAGCTTCTGGTCAAAAAACAAAAACTCTTTCTAAAGATGATAAAGTTGCTACATGCCCAACCTGCGGAAAAATGCTTGGAAAAAAAGACATGATGAATACTTGTGCAGAATGCAAGAAGTAATTAAACATGGATTATAAATACACTACAACTTTTGAAGCTCCTATAAGCGCATGTGAGATAAATGAAAATTCATTTATTTCCGTAGCGTCATTGAATAATTTAGAATCTCTAATTCCTGAAGGCATAGATTATAAACAAAATATTGATTTAATCGGCGTATCATTTAATGCCGCAGTTGTCAATATGTTTAATAAGAATGGCGATGGAATGGATACTGAAACTGCACTAGCATTTACTAAAAACTTTTTACATAAGCCGACTAATATTGAACACAATAAAGAGAAAATTGTTGGCCATATTGCAAGTGCAGGATTTAGTGATTATTTAACTAGCGAAATTATAAATCCAAAAGATTTAAAAGATCAAACAGCGCCATTCAATATTGCTTTAGGAGCAGTTGTATATCGTTCGGCTAATAAAGATTTTGTAAGTTTAATCGAAAGATCTGCTAATCCAAAAGATGCTTATTATCAACAGATATCTACTAGTTGGGAAGTTGGATTTACTGAATATGATATAGCTTTGGGAAGCACAAATTTAAGTGAAGCTAAAGTAATTTCAGATCCAAAAGAAGTAGAAGCTCTCAAGCCATTTCTAAAAGTATATGGTGGTAGCGGCAAAACTAAAGACGGAGTAAGTGTATATAGATTAATCAAAGGACAGATTTATCCATTGGGTATTGGTTTCACTACAAGTCCCGCCGCAAATGTTAAGGGTATTTATATGAAAGATGAAGAGGCTCCGACTACTATAATAGTAGATAAAAGAGATAAAACATTAAAAAAAGTTTCACAAAGTCAAATAATTGATGTAACAACTAAAAAGAAAACTATCATGGAATTAGAAAACGTTATTTCCGAATTGAAGACTCTTCTTACTGAAAAGAAATTTTCAGAAGAAGCAGTAGCATCTATGACTAGCACTTTTGCCGAAGCAATTAGGCAAAAGGATGAGCAATATCGTAGTGATATTGATTCGGCTAAGTCAGAAAAAGAAGCAATCGCTAAAGCACATGCTGAACTTTCAGAATCAGTCGATTCTATGAAGTCTCAATTAGCGGAAGCTCAAGAAAAAATTCAATCATTTGAAGCCGCACAACAAGCTCAAGTAG